GCTGCATATGTGACAGAATTAATTCCACTAATTCGAGTTGGTTGTGGAGTTCCTGTTGCTGCAATATTTGTTGTTGTAGTTAAAATTTCAGTGTTTAATATTGATGTACTTCCGATTCCAGTTGCAGTACCACCAATAGCAACTTGATGAATTCTCATTGTAACACCAATTCCTGTATGAGGAGTGAAATAAACACTTGTAATTCCAGATCTTACATCTGCACCGAATGTTCCAAGTCCAGCGTTTGGAGAATTACTTTGAGAAGTGTTCTCGTTAATCATCTGTGCATAATCTAAAAGATACACTTCCTCACTGTCATTTAAAACAATCAACTCATTTAATTGAGTTCTCTCTGAGCCACCTAATTCTTGTGTTTGTATGAATAATTTGCTGGTTGTAATTGCGGTTGATCCAAATCCCACAACCTGAACTGGAGATGGATCTGTAGAACCAATACCAGATTTGGTAGAAATAACATCATATCCTGTTCCTAGTGATAATGTGTTGATACCACTTTGAACATCTTTAAATGTTTCAATTGCAAATATTCTTAACGCATAATTGTTGAATTTAAATTTAGCAGGAAGAAATCTTAGATTACCTATTTGCCCAGAAATACCAAAATCAAAGTTTCCAAGATCAATCGCAGTCTCAACACGGCCAAAAGGCAACATGTATCCAATTGATCCATCATGAAGTAAGTTAATTTGAATTAACTCTTTTTCTCCAGAGAATCGAGTATCAAATATTAATGCATAAAACTTAACTGCATCAATTTCACTAAGGTCAAATCCAAAGACATCTGAAAATGCATCTGCACGAGGCAAATCATTAAATTGAGAACTTACGCTATCAATTGTTATGACTCTGTTAGTTCTTGATTCAATATAATCAGTTAAAATACGATTAGAAAAATTAATCTCATCAGAAGCAAGTGAATTGTTAACAATCTTGGAATTTTCAGTAACAAGATCAAAATCATAACTCATATGCATTGACTCTTTTTCGCTCACCAAATCAGAAACAATCACAACAGGAGAGGATGATACTCCAACAGAAGCATTACTTCGATTTTTATCATCAGTAGAAGCAGTTGATACGATACTCATATCTGCAAAATTCTTAAATCCAACAACATGTCCAAGACTGTTTATTGAATTTTTCCATGTTTCATATGAAATAGGACTTCCCAAAGAATATGAGAATGTCTGATAGTAATCATTATCAGATAATTTTTGTAGTTCTGTATTTAATTTACCAGTTTCTCTTCGGAAACCAGATCTAAATTCAGAATCAGAATCAACACTGAATACAGAGTTAAATTTATTTGATTGTTCAATTATTGCAATTGATTTAGATGATAACCCGTTTATCAACTCTCCAACATTAAACGTATCATTTGACAAAACTTTAAGATACTTATTACTCTCATTCCAAGCTACAACTGTTCCTACTTTGTCACCCGTGCTTACTTCTTCTCCAACACTAAATTGATTTGGTATGACACTAATATTAAATTGAGCAAGATTTTCAAACGGTATTGCCTGTCCAGATGATAAGGACTCACTGAATGTGCCTGGGCTCGTAACTGATGAATCTAAGTTATATGATACAGTTGCATTTCCTCCGCCTGGATTTGTATTTACACCAGTAATTACAAATGGTTCATAATTATAATCGGATGAGTTGTATCCACTTCCTGTAGATCCGATACCTATATTTTCAACAAATAATTTATCTCCCAATGTAAATGGATAAGTTGTTGAATTGTAAGATCCCTCAAGAGTTAAAGTTACTAAATTAACACCGCTTGTAAATGATAGATTTTTAACTTTAATTCCATTATTATTGTTTATAGGAACGATTTTTGGATCTGTGCCAGATAAAGAGTTTGTATTAGTTAAAAGCCTTACTTCAGATACAGATGTTCCTTGAACATCTACTTCTGTTATTACCTCATTTTTAACTAATCCAGTAACTCTATCAATGATAACAATGCTAGGAGGATTAGTGTAATTTTTTCCACCAGAACTGATTCCAATGCTTGATATTTTAGATAATCTATCTAATCTTAATATTTGTGGTAATTGAACAGATGGTTGAATTGTTTTATCTGCGGAATAATCAAATCCAATATTTTTTATTTGATATTTTCTTAATCTACCAATATTAGTGCTATTTAATTTGACTATACCACCAACTCCAAGGGTGGATCCAATTGAAGTAACGACAGGAATATTTGAATAATTTTTTCCTTTTGATGTAATTCTAACGTGACTAATTGCACCAATAGCTGATAGTGACGTTGTTGAATAGGATAATTCTGTAGTTTCTCTCTTAGCATACTCATCTTTTTCTGGTCTCTCAATTAACGCAAAATCAAAGGTGGTGCTTCCAATTCCAGTAATTGAAAATAAACCATTATATTTACTATCTGATATATTTAAACTTGAGTGATTAGTAACATCAGTATCGACAATTGTATTTCTCTTAAGTGGAGCATTGATATTTAAATTAGTTGGAGTTAATTTATAATATAGATTATCTGGAGTATTTTTTGTTGTAGAAAGATCAACTCTTGAGGTTGAAGTAACACCAACTGTTCCCACACCTACAACTTGAAAACCATCATCCGCTTTGTTATTAAAATATTGATTTGTAAAATTAAAATCCTTATAAAATTGAAAATCAAATACTTGTGTTCTTTTTCCAGATACAACTTGAGTTAGAGATGAATCTGAAACTGCAAATCCAACTTTGTAACCACGAGTAAGTGATATGGATGGATTAATAGGAGCAATTGTATGATCAGATCCAGTGGATGTAAGTGAAATACAATTTGGTATTAATTTTTCAGATTTAAAATTAGTTTCAGATAGTTTAATAGTATTCTTATCAACTTTGACTACAAAATAAGTAAAGCTATTAATTAATGGATTTGCTGGATTTGAAGATTTATAAAGTACTTTATCTCCTGTTTTATATCCATGATTAGGAATTTCAATTTGATCTTTGGTTATATTAACGGCAGAACCATCAAAATTAATTGGATTTATTAATGTCCTACGAGTTATATCATCATATTCAACTTGAATAGAAGTTGTAATGCCTGGTGTTACAGATAATAAAACTGCATCATTAAGTTGTAATTTATGAGGATCTTTAGTAACAACCGTTCCAACTATTTTTTCAACAGAACCAGTGATTTCCGTTTTTTGTGGTGTAAGACTATGAATAACACCAGTTCCGTGATCCTTAAAAAATAGTTGATAAGCAGTAGATCCAATACCAGTAACAGATCCTGTTGAACCAATTGCAACTCTGTTTGTTGATAATCCAAGTAAATTATTACCATTACTAATTGCAAATACTGGAGAATTATTTGTTAATCTGAATGTTTGACCTATATCATTTGATACTTCTAAGGTAGTTCCAGTATCACTTGAATATATTAATTTTTCGCCAGTTTCAAAGCCATGATTTTGTAAAAATATATTTTGAGTTGGAATAAATCTCTCTGTTGATCCTCCACCAATAACCCCAAGTGAATATCTAATTGTTGAACCAATACCGACGCCAGCTGATTCTCCTAAAGCTACACTTTCAATTGGATTAAAATATCTAGGGACATTAATATTTGTTTGTATATCAGTGTTAATACCTAGATTGAAAGAAATTCTTCGATTTAAATTTGTTACTAAAGACGCACCTGAGTGGGCTGTTCCCAAAACACCATCAAATTCTCTTTTAACTCTAAGTTTACTATTAACATTATCTACATTTAAAACTAAAAATTTCTCCGTTGTAATACCTAAAATATCATTTGATTTTATTGATAAATTACCACTGACAGAAATATCTGTAACAATACCAGTAACGCCAGTTGTTCCAATACCTGTGTTTAATCGTAAAAATGTTGTGTTCAATCCCACTCGATGAACTCCAGCCAATCTTCGTAAAGAATCTGTAGAAAGACCAGAAACAGTTACGATATCACCCCTGCTTAAATTATGAGGTTGAGATGAAATTCCTATTACATTGCCATTTGAATTGTTGTAATTAAATACAAAATTTTCTATCGTAACAACAGTAGATGCTATTGATACAATTTCTTGACCCTCTACTCTTGATACCTCACCCGAAAAACCACTTCCTCTATCTAGATTTAAAGTGCGAAGTTTATCTTTAACTTGATATCCAGATCCAGCGTTTAATAATTCAGATTGATCAACTTCACCAGTGGATGCAAATTTAACTTCAATTTCCTGATCAACTAACTTTCGACTATCATGTATTCCCTCATATTCAGTACCACCATTATCAAGTTTATATGGATTTGTATTTCGTCGAAGAGATCCTGAATTTATATCTATATTTTGATTATATGTCTCAACAAAATTAAATTGATCTGGTTTTGCTGCATAACCATTACCAATTAAATATGGAAAAACAGGAGCGCGGAAATTTTTAAAAGATCCACTTGTTTCATTTTCATTTGGATTAATAGTTGCAAAGTAAGCAAAAGTTCCTTTTGGAAAATCTGGAGTAATACAGTATCTTCCATTATTTTCATCTAAATCACCGTTTCCAAGATATTCAAAGTCCTCTACAAAAAATCCAAGTGGAAATTCTGATATTGGTGGCCCATCCTCTCTTGTATTTTTAAGAGAATATCCTGATCTCATAATTCTTACATTACCACCATCTCTACGATCATATCCATATGGGCCATAAATTGGATTTCCATCATAAGCCCAACCAATAATAGGTGAATGGTTTAAGGATCCCTGCTCTGCGTTATTTAAAAGATTTAAATCATTTGATGTATAGTCAATAGTACCATCACTATTTTTTTGTTTAAGTATTTTTCTTAAACCTCTAGGAACATAGAATGATGTAAATTTAATTCCTTCATCGTTATAACCTCTTGATAAAAATCCGTCATCATTATAAAATATATCCTCATATCTTTTTACGTTATTAATTGACCAAGATCTAACATTGGGTAAAAATATAGCGCCCGTGCCAGGAATTATTTCTTGAACACTAACTGATGCTGTTGAATATCCAACGCCGCCATTATCAACTGTAACTGAATCAACACGACCATTACTGATTGAAGAGATAATTTTTGCACCAGCACCATCACCGAGAATTTGTAAATCTGGAGTGGAGGTATATTCCTCTCCAGAACGAGTTACGATTACTGATCTTATTTTTCCATCTGTTACGATTGCCTTATATTCTGAAGATGAACCAGAGGAAACTCGAACTTGAGGCGGAATACTAAAATTAAATGTTCTATTATTACCATAACCATTACCAGATTTTTCTACATTAATTGATGTAATCGAACCTCTTACAATTGGATTAACTCTAGCATGATAGTTTTCTGGATGAGATGTATTAATTCCGATTGTTCCTTTTACATTTACAGTAATTGGGGGATAATTAAATATGTGTTCTCCTGATCCAACTGATGTTAGCCCAACAAATTGATTTGAGATATAATTTTCATTTGACAAAGTTGAACCAATACCAGCAGCTGCAAGACGGAATTGATCATCATTTACCTTTAAAACATAATAATCTTGATCTGTATCTAAACCCCCAATTTTAATTTGGTCATTTGAATAACGAACTATCTCACCATCTAAAAATCCGTGATTTTTATATTCAATAAAATCTGAATATGTATTAATACCGCTTGATGTAACTAGTCTTCTTTTATTTTCGTATCCTTTGCCAGGATTTTCAATCACAACTTGACCTAATACAAGTTTTTTCTTTAAACTTTGAAATCTTTGTGATCCATCAGCAAAACCTGTTAAATTTAAAAGATTTGATTTAGTTAATGCATCATTTTGATTATTCGCAAGTTTAATTGTTGTGCTATTAACTCTAGAAACAAAATATATTGACTCATTAACTAGTCTGTGATCTGGATTTAATTGTATTCCAGTTGTTGTGATTCCAACACTTGCAATGCCAATCGCACCAGCATTAAATGTTTTATAAATTACAGCCTCTCCATCACGGAATTTGTGAAATGTTCCAAAACCGATTGTGTCATCTGCAATATTAATCGCGTTACCTGTGGATGATGCATCAAAATCAATAAAATGATCAACTTGTCTTAATCTTGATTTTGCAATTGCACCCTGACCATTACCACCACTAATTTCAATCACAGGTGGTGATACATAATCAAATCCAGAATCTAAAATATCAATTCTTTCAAACTGACCTTTAACATTTGCTGTTGCACTGACACCTGTACCAGTTAAACTTTCAATAGACACTGTTGGTGGTGTGATGACATCATATTGTGATCCACCCTCTAACACATCTATTGATTTAATGCCACCAAAAAAGATAACATCACCCGACTTATAGTTTGATATCTCTGTACCATTTACGAGGATGCCAGTCGTGCCTGGCGTTGTCTCACGCCTTATTCCATCAAAGAACGGATATAGAGGTAGTCTCTTTAACAACTTTTGATGATCGAGTTTTTTGTTTGCAAGGTCAGGAACAGAAATTTTAAAAGTTCCATTTCCTGTTGCGTCCACAAAATTTTCATTTACAAGATCGGGTAGTGAGTTTGCAAGACGAATATTATTAGAACTTACACGGCTAACATAATAATTTTTACCATCAATTAATTGACCTAAAAATCCATCAATTACATTATAAGTAACAACCTCTCCAGAATAGAATCCATGATCAGCTGCACCCTCTGTAACCTGTATCAACTGTATAAGGTCGCCGCCAGTCGCGCCAGTCCATGTTACAGAACGATCTGGTGCAATTATGGGTTCATTACCTAAACTTGGTATTGATGGACATGTAACGAATAAAGAATTTTTAGAAACATTTTCATACACGTTTTGAACATCAACAGTGTATTTTGTGATATTATCATGAAGAGAACTATTTCCTCTTTTGAGTCTTCTACGAATAAAATTAATACTAAATTCACTAACGCCAGGCAAATCGCCGAGCACAAAGGTAGCACCATTAATAACACTTAAAACACGACCAACTGCAATCAAATCGGATTGACCATCTAAAACTTCAATCGTGTCCTCCTCTAAAAACCCGTGATCAGATTGTGTTGATATTCTAAAACTACTACTTGATTGTCTTAAAATATTATTTGGAGTAAATTTTACTGATGTGTTATAAATCCATGATGAAAAATTAGAATTTTTAAAACTCTTATTAACTCCAAATGATCCAACTCTAATTTTATCTCCTTTATTAAAGTAGACAGTTGAATTAGGTATTGAAAAATCCTTTAAAACACCTGTAATTAAAACTTCAACTTTTTTAGTAAAATTCGCAAATGAATATCCATATGCAACATTATTGTATCTTACATCATCACCAATGTTTAAAATGTCATCAGATTCAGGTAATCCAAGAAACTGATTTGTTGTTTTACTTGTATATGTAACAATACCAGATACATTGGCTGTTGGCAGTGATAAAGATCCGCTTGTAGGAAATCCAACTGTTGTGTCAACCGTTAGAACAGTCGATCCAAGTGACACAGAATCGGTAATACGGGTTCTGCCTGGAACTACAAAATTACCATCAATTGAATCTTTTGATACAGTAATTTGATAATAGTGTTCTCCACCATATAGAAAATCTTTAACATCTGATATCGCACCTGAAGCACCCTTAATACTTTCATCATCCTCATCATTATCTTGAAAAAGTGTAGATCCTTTAAGACTTCTTGGATCACCTGTAATTGCTTTAACAACAAAATCTTGGCCAAAACCATAGTCTGCATCTGATGGTTTAATTAAAAATTCAGAGGGCTTGATAACATTGACTTCTTCACCATATAATGCTCTGAATAAAATTTTATATGATTCCTCCGTTCCTTTTGATCTGTAGAAATCTTTAACTTGTCGTATAAATTTAACTTGATCTAAGTCACCATCTAATTTACGATTTTCAAATCCACTTGCATAGGTTGTTTTAAGTTTATTAAAAAATTCTTTAATAAAAAGATTTGATAAATTAAGAACTTTTGACCCACCTGTATGTGCAGCACCAACTGATGTTCTAAAATCTAAAACATCTGGTTTTGTTGATTGTTTTAAAGCGTTAACTCCACTAAATCCACGAACACAACCTGTAAATGAAGTTGTACCAATTCCAGTGTATGTAATAATTTCATCATCAATTTTTAATAATCCATATTTGCTGGGATAACCCTCTGTTGAATCCACAAAAATTGTGGATGAATATGATTCAGTATTTGTTGATAAACCAGTAAATTCAGTTAGAGCAGCACCAACATATGTTTGTAGTTTAGTATATCGATCTATATTTTCAGCTATATTTGTTGTTCCACCCTGAAATTCTTGTGAAATATAGTATTGTTTCATAAAATCCACAAAAAGTGGACTTTCTGTTTGCACAAATTCAGGTAACTGATTTTCAATTACCTGATTTATTTCGACTCTTTGTATTGATGTATCAATCATTAATATCCGCCACCGTAGCTAGATCCACCGCCGCCACCAGATGATGAAGGTGTGCTGCTTGTGGTTGTACTTGTTCCACCAGTTGTTCTTCTTGTTGAAGTTCCAGTCGCTGATGATGGAAGTAAATTAGTGGTGGTTGAGACTGGAGAGTTTGATTTTCTAGTAAAAGTTGGAGTATAATAACTGTGAATATGAGGAAATCTGGATCCAGATGTATTTTCTCCAGATGAAATTAAATCCTGAACCATATTGATTGTCGTATTTGACATATCAAATCTCACATATAAATCTCGAAGTCCAACAACATCATTTGAGTGAGGAATTGCTTGAATTTCAACCACGTTATTTGCAATTACTGTTGAGGTTATATTACAAGTATCTATAAGAACTTCACCAATCAAATATTTAACCGTTCCAGCATTTCTTTTTATAATAGTCGGAGTCCCACCCTCTTGATATGTAAAGAAAAACATACGACCCGTTTCACGATCAATAACTTCATCAGCCATGTAAACAGTCTCTGATACACCTCTAATTGTAAATCCAGTTGAAACAACATTGTAAGAAGACTCTTGACTATGAATATGATTTCCAAGACAGACCTCATATTGAGCAAATCTACCTATAACTGCCCTCAAATTACGACGAATCGTGACTAAAGTGATATTTGATGTAATTGCTGCATCAACGTTATCAATTAATGATAATGATTTACTATATTTGAATCTTCCACCAAATTTATTTACATCAATTGATCTTGAATATTGTGTTAAAGCATTTGATATATTAGTTTTTAAATTTTCTGGCTGATCATTTAAACTTGGATTATAATATGCGTTTACTTGTAACTCAACATAGAGATATTTTAAATCAACAAACTCTGGCACAATACCAGCGACTGCATAGCTTCTTAATCTTTGGGTTAATTCTCTTTTTGTCTCATCAGAAAGAAAATCGCCATTTCGAGGTTTTACTGAAATAAAAACTTTTCCAAATCGAGGTGGAGACATCTCCTCACCACCAAATGCTGTTACAGATTCAGTATTTGGATAGATAAATCCTAAAACTGATTCATAATCAGATGATGTGACCGCACGATATTGAGAGGAATATATTCTTGGTGCATAATACTTAATTGATGATATGGATTCAATCTCATCACCATCCCTTGATTTCTCATTAGTTGAGACTAGTGAGATTAATCCAGAATCGATTACTCCTCCGTCCTGATTCGTAATATTTCCCACAAAGCTAAATTCTGAAGCACCATTTCCATCTTTCCCATCAGTTACAATATAACTTGTCTGAATCAAGTTATTATTAAGTAATTTTTTGCCGATTACATTATCACCAAAAATTAATTCATATCTTTCATCCTCGATTTCCTGTAGTAGATATGAGCTTGATGTTGAAGTAATTCCAATAATATTATCAATTTGTTGATAATTTACAGATATGGTTGATTCGCTTGATGGTTTAACTTTAACTCTGATTGTTGATGTGTCAATAAAAGAATTATCAAGAATATATCTTTGATTAATCAGGGAGGAATCAACAGTGAAATCTTGTGATATGAAAATACCCTCAAATATCTCAATATTATCGAATGATGCAAAGCCATTTACGACTGGAACTGTTATACTCTCTGGAATGCAAAATATGTAGTTTGTATTCGATCCAGATCCATTACAGACGATGCCAGCGTTTAATGTGAGAGTTGAGGTCTCCTCAAGACCATCCACAGTAAAGGATATTTTTGCTCTTGCGGATCGACGAGATCTCGGCACATAACCAATGTTTCTTGCAAGTGCAACAACGTTTTCTCGAAGTGTAGCGGAATCAAGAAAACACTCATTTGTTGCCATATTGGTATTATAGGCAGTCGTATATGTGTTATATGCTAATGCGTCAATAATTATCGAAAGATTTGATCCTTCAAAGTCATAATCAGTAAAGTTTGTGTTCGCCCTCAGATAATCTCTGATGGACGTTTTAATTTGATCAAAATCTAAATTAACGTATTGACCGAAAGCCATTATACTCTAGCTGGGAAAAGGAGAACGTCTACTTCTTGTGTCGGTGCTGGAAGACCAACAATATCATATTGAACCGTACAGTTCAATTCATTTGAATCGGGAACAACTGTCACATTAATTTCAATATTTTCAATTCTTGGTTCAAAATTAAGTAAGGATTGTCTAATTTCATCCGAAACTCGAATTTCACTTAAATTTGTATTTAAATCAAATAAAGAATTATTAATGATTGATCCAAAATCAGGATCAAATGGTTTTTCTCCAAGAATTGTAAAAATTATATTTTTAACGGATCTTTTAATCGCATCCTCATCACGAATCGTCATAACGTCATTCGTCACTGGATGACGTTTGAAGGATAAATTAATATCTTTGAATGCCCGAGATGCCACTATTTACACAAAAAGTTTCCTGTTTTATTTATACCTATTTTTTACCGTTTTATCTTACGAATTCGATAATCAATCGAATATAGGTTATCAATAATGTATTTAGCAGCTATTTTCGGATCTTTTTCGCCACAGGTATAAAAATCAGCGCTCAAACAACCTTTTTCGGGCCAAGTATGACAGGAAACGTGACTCTCAGCGAGTGCAAACATCAATGTTACACCACAAGGAGAAAATTTATGACTATATTCGTTCAAAATTGTCATTTCTGACTTTAAAATTGCTTTTGTGAAGATTGAACGAAGAAAATGAACAGAATTTAACTGACCAAAGGTACAATCATAGACATCAAGTAGTAAATGTTCTCCCATTTTACTCTAAC